TGATGCTCCTCCCCTAGCTACTAATGATACTATGCCATTATCATCTATAGTTAATACATAATCTTGCCATCCTTCTTCTATAATGGATAAATTATTTATATTAAAACCTAGCGATTGATCAAAAAAACCACGACCTTTATCAGATGGATCTAATCTATTATTGCCACTTATTCTACTTTCAGCCATTAAAATTTAAATTCAGGTTATCCCATATAAATATTGAAGAAATATACAATTATTGTAAAAAATTTTAAGGGAATATATCAGTAACAGTTTCTTCTGAGATATTTATTTGGGTTTTGTTTGAAAATTTATTTAAGGCTGTGGTATTTTTTTGGATTGTATTTGGAATTATATATCCGTTAATTTTTAAAGAGAAAGTACTTCTAACAATTCTTTCATTGTCTGTGGCTAATTGGGTTTGGAAAGCAAAAGAATCTATCATTGCTTTAAATTGGTATCTTTGAGGATTGCCCCAATAAGCATCAGAAGCATATTGAATTGCTTCAACAATTTTATTTTGTTGTTCAATGTAGTATGTAAATATCGCGCAACTATACGTTAATGTTACATAATCAGGAGCAACCACGGCATAATATTGTTTTTGAGGTTTACGATTGTTTAACACAGCAAATTGGTCGTAAGCATTGCGGTTATCGTATGGTTTGGTTAGTATTTGATAATTGTTAGGACTATTAGCGTCTAATTTATTAGTAATAGATCTATTTTTATCTAAAGATTCTCTTTTAAACATGATCAAAGGAGCCATAATTTTGCCCTTTTCATCTCTATAATATCCATCTTTTTGAAATGATTTCCATTTTTCAGGTGAGCCATATATTATAGGGACAGATATTCTTTCTCTATTTTGGATTACAAAAGGTTTTATAACTTCACCAAAATAATAAAATATAGCTTCGTCTATATCTTGAATACCTACTGAAAATGGTTTTACATCGTCTCCTTTCCAAGAAACTTGTGTTGCTCTGTTGTTAATTTGAGCAGAATTGTTTGGATTCCCCATTTGCACATCGGTAGCAATGTGTTGGGATTTGCTAATCTCTCTTTGAGTTTTAGGAGTAGGTTTTCTAGCCATTGTTATAAACGTTGAGGTATAATACCAATACGATCAGCAGGAACATAATGACATTTACATATTACTGAAACATTATAACCAAATTGCCCTAATCCTGGATTTAATGGGTTGTTTCCATTTGAATCTGTGTATGGGTATTCGGGGTCTTTCCCTGTAAAAAATTGAGTAGCATTTGTTCCATCTACTTCCCAATATCCATTTTGATACATAATTACATCTCCAATTTCAGGGACTATATTAGCGTCAACTAAATCGTCTCTTAAAAATTTGTATGTTACTTGCCATTCAAAATCTACACCAAAATCACTTTCTGGGTAGTTAAAGTCTGAGGGTTCTATAAGAGCAAATAATATGACAGGATCTAGGAAGTTTCTAGCTTCTGCGGCTTCACCATATATGTTTATTTTGGTTTGAGCCAGTTCGTATTGATAATATACTATTTGTTGAGATATAATATTACCCATCAACTCGCGGTTGATATGTCTAAACATTGAAATATCACGTGCCTGTCCAAAAAGAGCCATAATATTAACCGATATAAATTGTCATTGGTGTTCTATTTAATTCTACTTGGGTATATTCTGATTCATTTTTTCTTCTTTCAAGTAATTTTTCGCGAGAAGTAGAATCAAAATATTCTCTTAATTTTGTTATTAATGCTTCTTTTGTTGAAGTTGCTGATGATAGCAAATCAGATTGATTTAAAGTAACTTCAGCACCAGGAATTGGAATTTGTGTGTATTTTCCTCTAACATAACCTAGCATTTCTTTTGTTAAGGCTAATGTGTATTCAAATATCCAAGATCTGCCTATAGAATTAATTTGGGAATATATTGGATTTTTATATGGTGCTTTAGATAAATTATTTATTTTATTTCCAGTAGATTCTCCAAAAGCAGAGTTAATTCTATCATCATCTTTTATGTAATAAAACCACATATTAGTTCCATCATCTCTTGTTCCAGGAACAGGAAATACTTTAAGTTGATTATTGACTAATTCAAATGTATAGTTTGAAAAGCCAACCTGAGTATTCATTTCGATAGATTGGATTGTTTGGAGTCCAAGACTTAAAGGCATCATAAGATAACCAGTGTATGCCCCATATCCATATCCTAATCCTATTGAACCTATAGCAGGAACTCCACCCAAACCAGCAAATCCTCCTGCGTAAGGAGAGTATAATTGTGAAACAGCAGGTAAAGGTTGATAAAGTACAGATTTAATTTCTATACCACCTGTAATGTTTTGATCTAAAGCCCATTGTTTTAAATCATATGTTTGAACACTTGCTGTTAATGGAATAGAACCACTATACCAGGTTACATTTTTTCCTACTCCTGCTTCTTCTCCATATTGTTCAGATAATCTAACAATACTTGCCATAGTAGGAGTAACAACTTTTTGGTTTACATTTGATGAAGTTAATGCTCCTTCTAATGTTAAATAATTATCTCTTAATTGATATGCATACAATTCATTTCCATATACTGTAACTGCTTCTTCAAAAGCAGTATAAAAATTTATGTCTTGTAATTCAACATTTTCAATAGGATATCCTAAACGCAAAGCACAAAATCTAGTTACTTTGTCAGCATCTATTTGAAATTGGTAATCATAATCATAAAATCCAAATGGAGTAGCTCCTGGCAGAAATGATGAAGAGCCAGGATAAATAGGAATATTTGCCATTATTTATTTTATTATAAATATGATAAAAAAATATAATTTTTATTATTTTTCCTTTGGCTCTGGTTCAGGTTTGTTTTTTTAGTGTTTTCTATAATTTTAAATATAGCTATTAAATTAGAAACTTATAATTTTATGTATATTAAATTATGTTGTAGCTATAAAATATTCTATATTAGCTGCTCCTCCTGAAGGTTCTGCTTTTACAGAAACTATGTCATTAAAAGTTAAACTAGTAATACTGCCTGTCATTTTACTTGTAGATAACATATAAGAACTACCAGTACTAATTAAATAACTCATAGCTTCTGTAGATGAAGATACAATCAATTTAATTGGAAGAGTAGTAGATTGATTTGTAATTCTAACATATTTTAAACTACTAGTAACAAAAGTTCCAGCACTATTATTATTAGATAATGAAAATATAGTAGTGACAGATCCTGAAGGAAGTTGGAATATTCTATTATCTATATAAGATATATTGGAAATAGTTTGAGTTGTATTGACCCTTCTATCTACATTCTCTAAAGTAATTTTTTCAAGTAATTAATATTTAAATCTGCCATAATTTTTTATTATAAATATGAAAAAATCTTAATTTTCATATTCATAGTTTAATGTTTTTCTAATTAAATCACAGATAAATATTTTTATAAATTAAAGTTTAATTTTACCAAAGGATCTAATCCTGCTTGAACATGGGTATGATCTTCTTGACATAACTCAAATTCAAATCTATCGTCAAATGGTAAAATTAATTCGGTTTGACTTCCCCATCTAACTAATCCAAATCTTTCATTTTGATTGCAAAGTTCTTGTTGTTCTTTGAAGGGAGCTATAACATCTACATCTTCATCTGCCACTAAACACATTGTGTATTGATAGTTCAATGGATTTGATTCAACAGATATTTTCATTCTTTCGTTATTTTTTAGATAACCTAGATTGTTTGGATTTATAACTTTACGTAACAAATCTTTTTCAACCGCTAACATTGGCATATTATACGATTCTATACTGTCTATATGCGCATATTTTATTGTGCCGCGGTAGGGTATGCGAATGATGTGAGGATCGTAAAATGACATGAATATACCGATTACTAACGATGGTTTATTGTAATCAGGATCGCACATTACTTCTTGCAATGTATATTTTACTCCTTTAATTTCTATTATTGGGTCTTTAGGGTTGTAAATATATTTTTGATATAATATAGTACCATCTGCTGGTGCAAAGAAATAAGTATAGTCTATATAATTAGAGCGGGCAGGGTCTCTAAAGAAAAAAGTATTACTTAGGGTTCCTACTGGGAGTTTGCATAATTCAGCAACCTCGCCATTTAACCATTCATCGAGTTTCTGTGCCATTAAAGTAGAATTTTATTATGATCTACTCTATTCAAATGCATTACCATACAAGATAATAATGCCCCAGATTTCATAAATTCAGATAGATTAAAAAATACAGGCTCCATAGCTGCATTAGAGCATACTTTTTCTAGTGTTGCTATTTTGTTTTTTTCTTCTTGGTAATATTCATCTGTGTGTTTCATTTCGTGTATATTAGAAGCAGATAATACCATATTACCTAATCTAACTGAGTTTGTGATACCACATAGAGCATCGTCTGTACTAACAGATATAATTTCTGTATGTTTTTCTATTTCTTTGAGTTCTTCAATTTCAAATAATTCAGTACATATAAGAGATTGTTCACAATTTAATGTAAATATAGAACAATCTAAGTGATATAAATAATCATCTACCATATTAACAGGTATAACTTTCATATCATATACTTCTTCCATCCATTTGTATGTTTCTAATTCGGATCTAATACCACATCCTCCAACATAAACATTATCATATAGATATTTTAAATCTGCTTCGCCTTCCCATTTGAAAGGACAAATTGCGGATGTATAACCAAGTTGTGTAAAAAATTCTTGTCCTACAAGTTCTTCACCTTGTCTTGGTTTAGATGTAAAATTAGATAATATAATATGATTTTCTTCTTTAATATGAGGTAAATATATTCCTAAATTAGCAACATACACTTGGTCTTGAAAATTGCCTTTTGAGGGTAACAAATATACTAAAGATTGTCCTGCCATAAAGTTGTACAAATTCATAAATTGTTTGTAAGCTTTACGTTTGTTTATGTGTAAATCTTTAGGAGATAATTCTTCCATCCAAGCATTGTTGGGAGTTTCTGTGGATAGAGTAAAGGGGAAATTCATTACATAACTTTGTAATGGCAACTGTGAAGGTGTTTCTTTCATTATAACTATTTTTATGTTTCCTATACATATTATAGGTCTATATTAAAGTAAAAAAAAGCCCCGCTATTTGCGGGGCTCTTTTCTTACAAAATCCTATTTTGAGATTAGATAGTAGTTAAACCACTAACATAAATCTTAGCATAGAATTCAGGACGCAACATCTTCTTAGCGTAGCGAGTCAATAGACCTTTTCTTGGAGTAAAGGTATCAGGATCGTACACAAGAGGAGTCATGATTAACGGGATATAAGGAGCAAATACAGCACCTGTTTCTAGGAACTGAGATCCTTTATAACCCATTAATATTAAGTTTTCAGTCATATATGGGTTTTTGTAAACCTTATAACGGCCATTTAATGAACCCATTTTCTGAACACCGAATGCGTATTCCATTTGATCAGCTTCACCGTTGTTTGTAGAAGCAAATCCAGGAATTGATTCAAGGACAGTTGCTACAGTTGGGGAAGTAACAATGAAATTAGCACCACCTCTTAAGGTTAATTGGTGAATCTTGTTGCTAAGTTTTTGTACTTTAGTACCAAGAGTTTGGAACCATTGACCTTGAGTGTTATAGAAAGCATTAGCAGAATTAGCAGAAGCTAAAGTACTAGTAGCACTATTATATACAACATTGTTAATAGCAGACCAATATTCAGTACCAGCCGCTGCATCTTCGATTAACATATCAAGAATTTCGAGGTCAATTTCCATAGAAATATATTCGCTCATGATGTTTGTTAATTCAGCTTCAGCATCAATGTTCTGATAAGCAGACAAGTCTTGTGCAAACTCAGGTGTCCATACAGCTTTCAATTTCTTGGTTTTGGCTGTGATAGGTTGAGATTGCATTCTAACGTTAATCTCTGGGATGACGATTTCGGATGCGTTTAAGCTGTTTGGCACAGATACGTCTGTTCTATCTGCTTCAAAATCACCTCTTTGATCGTTACCAATTAAGGTTTCATTGTTCAGGTTACCTACTTTATTATAGAATACTGTGTATGAACCACTTTGTAAAATATTAGCAAAGTTAGCAGCTCCTGTAAAGAAGAATGAAATACTATTACCAGTATAATTGTAAGTAGTAAATTGTGGTAACAAGCTTGCAGATGTAAAGTTTGAACCACTAACCACTACGAATGCTCTAACACTATCTTCGTCAAATACGTTACTGATAGTAGTGGAAGCAGTAGCTACAGTAAATTTATAGACTTGGCCAGATGCTACAGAAGCAGAATAGGTAGAATCAAAATTTAATTCACTCCAAGAAGCAGAAGCAATACTACCAGTTCCAGAAGCAGGAGTAAAAGCATTATTTGCTAAAGAGGCGGAAAGCTGTACTGAAGAAGAGAACTGGTTGGTAGAATATGCAAATCTACCAGCACCGTATAAACCACCTTCAGTTGCAGTAGTTTGGAAAGGGAATTGACCTGAAGTGTTTCTAGTGCCATATAAAGACTGACCAGCAGTAAATGGATTCTTTGTATTTCCATATTGGAAATCTAAGAAGAACACAAGACCTGAAGGCATGTTCATCGGTTGAACAGAAACGAATTCTTTAGCTACGATAGTACCGAATAC